ATGAAAGCAGAAGCATTATTTGATTTAGATCCTGGTGTGAAAGTGCGCACCCGTTTTGCGCCAAGTCCAACAGGCTATTTACATGTAGGGGGCGCTAGAACGGCACTTTATTCTTGGCTCTATGCAAAACATCACCAAGGCGAATTTGTTTTACGTATTGAAGATACCGACTTAGAGCGCTCAACACCAGAAGCGACTGCCGCCATTTTAGAAGGAATGGCGTGGTTAAATTTAGCTTGGGAATATGGTCCATATTTTCAAACCAAGCGTTTTGATCGTTATAACCAAGTGATTGATCAAATGATCGAACAAGGGTTAGCCTACCGTTGTTATTGTTCAAAAGAACGTTTAGAAGATTTACGCAACACGCAAGAACAGAATAAACAAAAAACCCGCTATGATCGTCATTGTTTAGGTGATCATAAGCACTCACCAGAACAACCGCATGTGGTGCGTTTCAAAAATCCAACGGAAGGCTCCGTGGTGTTTGAAGATGCAGTGCGTGGACGTATTGAGATCAGTAACGCAGAGTTAGATGATTTGATTATTCGCCGTACCGATGGCTCACCAACTTATAATTTCTGTGTGGTGGTGGATGACTGGGATATGGGCATCACGCATGTGGTGCGCGGTGAAGACCATATCAATAATACGCCACGTCAAATTAATATTTTAAAAGCCTTAGGCGCACCCATTCCAACTTACGCCCATGTGTCGATGATTTTAGGTGATGATGGACAAAAATTATCCAAACGTCATGGCGCGGTGAGCGTGATGCAATATCGTGATGATGGTTACTTGCCTGAAGCGTTATTAAATTATTTGGTGCGTTTAGGTTGGGGACATGGCGATCAAGAGATTTTCTCCGTAGAAGAAATGATCAAGTTATTTGAGCTTGAAAGTGTGAGTAAATCAGCCAGTGCGTTTAATACGGAAAAATTATTGTGGTTAAATCATCACTATATACGTGAATTGCCAGCAGAATATGTGGCTAAACATTTAGCATGGCACTATCAGGATCAAGGCATTGATACCTCCAATGGACCTGCATTAGAAGACATCGTAAAAATGTTGGCTGAACGTTGTAAGACACTCAAAGAAATGGCTGCCGCAAGCCGTTATTTCTTCGAAGATTTCGACAGCTTTGATGAAGCCGCAGTGAAAAAACATTTCAAAGCAGCTGCGATTGAACCACTTGAGAAAATCAAAGAAAAATTGACCGCACTTGAAAGCTGGGATTTACACAGTACGCATCAAGCCATTGAACAGACTGCCGCTGAATTAGAATTGGGGATGGGCAAAGTTGGGATGCCATTACGTGTTGCGGTAACTGGTTCTGGTCAATCACCTTCTATGGATGTAACTCTAGTGGGCATTGGCAAGGCACGTACGCTTGTGCGTATTCAAAAAGCGATTGATTTTATTAAAAGTCAAAATGTCTAATATTTAGGCTTCTGTTTAAATATCAGCAATTTGAGGTTGACAGTTTGTGTGGCGGAATTTATTATTACCGCCACGACATTTCTGATGTGGGGATATAGCTCAGTTGGGAGAGCGCTTGCATGGCATGCAAGAGGTCGTCGGTTCGATCCCGATTATCTCCACCACTTTAACACATTGAATATATTAGTTTTTTTAATAAAAAAGCAAGTCTAACAATTTCCATTTAATATCAGCTTGGGCGAGTTTTGGGCGGGAACCTTAAATTCAATCAAGCTGTTTTTCTCCGCAAAATGGTCAAAGTTCGACGTTGTGCGCCGTCTGTTTCATTAACTTTATTGGAAAACTCAATGAGCTTCTCAACATCTGGCGCAGAATAGTGTGTTGTAATGCTTTTGGATTTATGACCAAGTAATGTTTTCCGATCTTCTTCGGTAACTCCCGCAGACCTCAACCTATAACCGAAAGTGTGTTTCAAGTCGTGAACCCTTAAATTGATCATCCCATCATTGGCTTTTGTCTCCGTTTCCTTCTCAAAACGTACGGACGCCCTTATTCTGGCTTTTTTCCATGCTGAATTGTACATTCTTGTAACAGGCTTACCTCGATATGTAAAAACATAAATAGGATGCTTGCCACGCTGTTTTTGTACAACCTCTCTTGCTACATCATTAAGAACAACGAGACGGTCCTCTCTATTCTTAACTCCGCTATTTTTATCACGTCCTCCAAAGTCTTCTGGAATAAGAAATACACTCTTTTTAATTTCTGGAATGTAGATTTCCCAATCCCAACGCAAATTACATACTTCTTGTTCACGTGTGCCTGTATTGACTTTGAAAAGCGCCATACTGCGAAGATGCTCTGGGAGTTCTCCCATCAATATTCTTTGCTCAAACCAAGAAATAGGGTAGGGTTTTCTTCTATCTTCTTTCTCGTTTAGCTTTGAAATGGATGGTGGAATATCAAGCCATGTCATACCGTTTTCATCCCTCCATTTCCTTGCGGAAAGGTTTAAGATTCTAATCACGATCTCAAGCGCAATATTGACGGTCCTATTTTTCACACCGTCTTTTGTCTGCGCCGTGTCTCCGTGTTTTTTTCGGTGTTCAATATATTTCTTTAATGTGCCGTCATGGATATTTCTTAACGTCAATTTACCAATGAACGGCATTAATGATTCAAGCATTATAATAGTCATATCAATACTTGGCTTATTTTCATTTTCAGAAATGTATCTCATGGCTGCTTCAGCAAAAGTGCGGTCCTTTCTGATGCCAAAATTTACTGCTTTGTCGATTTCGGACATCTTTTGTATTAAGATTGCTTCCGCTTCCTTTCTTTCATCCGTGTAACAAGAGCATCGAATTGTTTTACCTCGATATTGCTTGTGGATATACCAGACTCCGTTTCTATTTTTGAGCCCTGTGAGTTTGCGACCCATTTTTTACCTCCATAAGGTCGCTTGTCGCAACCATTATTCTTATCTTTTTCTTTGAATAGATCAATTGAGCCATTCTTTATTTTTTCTATTAATTCATCTAGGTCATTTCTATCAAATGCCCAAATTGGAATGTTTCCACGCTTCTCATAGAAATTATCATAAGCTCGAAGATGTGGCTTATATCTTGTTTTGAATGTGTTTACACTACAACCAAGATACAATGCTGCCTGTTCTTGTTTCATCATTCTTGGAATTATCATCGATACCTCCATTAAAAAAGCCCACACTAAGCGGACTTTGTTTTTTCATATTGCGTGTATGCCACGATAGCTAGAATTTCAACTATCGCAATAATGGATAATGTGATGATCATGTTTATCTCCGAGCATTTTTCATGGCATCAAGCCAAGCTTGGGCGTCTTCTTCGGTAGCAAATAACAAACCTTCCATAATTCTTTGCTTCGTCTGATAATCATAATCGCCATTTTCTTTTTCAGCCACCCAATCAGAAATCGAAACGAAACTACCATCACCATCATAAGCATCAACATCGTTAATGACGATCGTGTAGCATCTTTTATTTTCTTCTGGATATGTAATTGGAGCGGGTAAAGTAAGCGTAACGGTTGGGCGTGGCTCTTCGTACATTCCAATAATATCGTTTGGAGTTATATCATCTGATAATATATTACCTGACGGAAGCCATTCCTCTACCTCAGTAAGACAACCGTTGTGAACAATTCCAACAAGTTTTTTAATTTTAGAATTTTCTTCTATTGTAAATTTTACATACCCTTTTTGGTGGTCTCTGGTTAATATAGGTTCACCAGCTAACGCCTTTTCTAAATCAAACTCTTTCATTTTTAATCCTTAATTTTCAATCTGTTAAATGATGTCTCCGACATTAATGTCGGTAACATGCAATAAAAAACCGCATTTCTGCGGTTTATACTTCCAGTACAACTCTTTTCGACAAGATCCGATTACCAAACTCACCATTCTTTTTTCTCATCCTGCCACTGCATGAAAATACGATTTCATTTTCTGCGATATAGTCGATCACAATTGATAAAACTTTAATTTCAGACTTATTAACATTATCAGCAGTCACAACATCATTAATTTGAATCGGACATAATTCTTTCGCATAGTCCCATTTCATGGTTACGAACTCTCTTTGAGCTTCAATAATTTCTTTTTGCTTTCTAATCAGCGCTTTTGCTTTTTCCAATTTTGCTTTGTTCATAGTTTAACCTCATTCTGTTTTTGGTGGTGGTGGAAGTGGTCGCCAGTGAGTTACGTCATTAAAAATAATCTCACAACCAGTCCCGTCGTAGTTATCAGCCCACCATTCTGTTCCTTCTGAATTGTTGCAATACGCAATACGAATGTAATTTTGCTCCCACTTATAATCTTGCTGACACACTAAAACTCTATCGAATTTCTTCGGTAGCTTATCTTTTACACTAATCCAGCCATCATCTTGCGGAAATTCAACAATCTCTGGCAGTTCAACCATACAATCAATTCCGTCATACAGACCAGACTGCTTTTCCTCTTCGCTTAGCTCTCTAGTTTTAGATTCAGCTTTTCCTAGAATCACACCATATATCGCATGACTTATGCGATCTTCATAACATTGCATATCTTGACCATCAGCACATTGTTGATGAAATTCTTCAGCGCAGTTCAAGCACGCTTTTTTAGCTTCTTCTTCAGTTTTGTGAAATGAAATACTGTTTTCATCATAAATATTTACTGCGAAGTATTTGTTTTCTTTTTCTGTCATAACCCACCTCAATTGTAGCTAGTAAGTAATAGTGTTGGAAAACTTACGCAATCTTCTAATAATTGCTTGCTGACTCGCAACATACTGCCAGTGTTTGACTTTTTTTCTCAAAGAGAAAGGATTAAATCCGAGTTTCATACCATTACCCCTACAAAACGCATAACATTGTTAAATGGTTGTGATTTAAAAGCGTTATCCCACAGTTCACTGAACTTGATTTTTAATAATTCTTCGGCTTCTTTCGGTGTGTAGCGCGGAACTTTTAAACAGTTGATTGGTTCGATATTTTTTAATTGTGGCCACACGCTTTTATCTGAAAGTAATGTGTTTTTTTCCATCAGCAAAGCGACTAAATCGACGTGTTTAATCTGCTTGATTTCTTCTTCTGTAAGTGTTGGCAACATATAGCGATGCTCAACAAGTTTCTCGAATTTTGCTTCTAGCGCGCAAAAATCAGGACACACTTTCTTGAGCGGTGTCGGAATATCTTTTACATACGCTTCATGAAAATCATGCATTAGCACGCGTAACTGCATATACGGTGAATAATCAAGATACTGAGCGATCTCAGTACAAAAAAGAGAATGACTTGCTACGCTATACGCTTCGCTCGCTTGACCCATAAAGCGATTTTCTAAGCTGAGATGATGCGCAATGTCTGTAATATTAATTTCGTTAAAATCGGGATTCTTATAGTCAATATACTTTCCCGAGTAAGTGTGAATCCACGCCATTTATTATTTCCTATAAAAAGCCCGCAAATAGCGGGCATATAAGGTTATTAAGAAAGAGATGCTTCAAAGAAATCTACTTTCTCAATGTTCTTTTGAAGATTTTCAATACTTGTATTAAAAGCATCTTCAATGACTTTTTCAGGATTGATTAATTCATACCAAAGCGACAAACGCGCATCGCGGATTCGATAGCGGATTTTTGCTTTAACTTGATAATAATCGCCGTTATGGAACGGTTGAATCCCGAGAACGATTTCTTCCGGCAAGCGTGTTTTTCCACCACTATTTTCATCTGTATAGGTAAAAGATAAAGTGCCATCGTTTAAGCGGTGAACTGATTTGAACTCTGACTTGCGAGTTTCTTCAAATGCAAGAACCATCGATAATAATTCCGCGCCGCTCACTATGTTCCCATCTGCCGCAATTGTGTGGATGTTGCGTTCAAGGAATGCACCGAACTCAATTTGCCCCATGGCTTCTTTGTTGTTATCTTCCCAAGACTGCCAGTCTTTAGATTTTTTAAACTGATAATTCGCAACGTGATCGCCCCATTTCGGATCGTTCGGCGAGCTGTGATAGTCAAAAACCGCTTTTGCTTCCAATTTTTCCAGATCGTAGAAAATTGAAGTGCCGTCAATTTTGAATTTATTCACATATTCAATGAACGACTTTTCAGAACTTACTGAAACTTTAGTTCGGATTCTGCTAGGATTTTCTTGTAAGCTTTCTAACGATTTAACATCGAAATTTTCTTCAAGAATAATCGACGGAATGTGTGAATTTACTGCTTTGCCGTTTGCTAGAATTTTTGCAATTTCATTTACTGCTTTTTCCATTTTTAAGTTTCCTCTAGAGTTAAAAAAGCCCAGTTTTTAAGCTGGGCGGTGGGTTAAAATCGGTTATTTAATTAAGCTGTTTTAAGCACTTTCAATTGACCGGCTGGTTTTTCTTCTACTGTTTTCAAATCCATTTTGATTTGATTTGGGTCATCAAACAAAACGTCACCGTCAGCAGTCGAGAACACAATACTTTCTTCACGATCAAGCTCTGGAATTTTGCTAGAAACCATTGGTGTGATTTTGATTTGATTTTCTGTGCGAGTATTTAACATTGAGATTTTCAAGTTAAGTGTTACAGAACCTTGTTTACGTGTATCGCGCACCGCTTTGATAACATTAGCAAGAACTTCTGTTAGTTCGTCGTTTAGTTCACCACGATTTAATTGTGATAACGTTGTCGAGAATTGGGTTTGTTTACTCATTTTTGATTTCTCCAGTTTTTTAGTTAATAAAAAAGCCACTCGTTAAAGTGGCTGTTGTTCTGTGTCTGTTTGTTGTTCGTCTTGTGGAATGTCAGGTAAACGTGTCCATTCTTTTGAAATACCATCAATAGTCCATACAGAACCATCATCACATAATGCACTTAATCCCCATAAATGTCCGTAAGGGTCTGAGGACATTGCAGAAGATTCAGAAATTTGAATAATTTTTCTCATTTTTTTTCACTTTAAAAAGGTATGCTATCATCTTCAAAACTATCAGCCTGTTGCACTGGCTTTCCAGCTTTCGCATTGGCATAAGCATTGTTTTGCGGTGCTTGTGCGTTAGCTTGTGCGTTAGCTTGTGCGTTAGCTTGTGCGTTAGCTTGTGCTTGTGAATCTTGGCGACTGTCTAACATCTGCAATACGTCGCCTTGGATTTCAGTGGTGTAGCGATCTTGCCCGTTTTGGTCTTGCCATTTACGAGTTCTTAAACGCCCTTCCACATACACTTTCGAGCCTTTTTTGAGATACTGACCGCAAATTTCTGCTTGGCGACGATAGAACACGATAGAATGCCATTCAGTTTGTGTTTTTCGTTCGCCAGTATTTTTGTCGATCCAGCTTTCACTGGTTGCGACGCTGATTTTTGCAACAGGGTCGCCATTTGGCATTGTGCGGATTTCAGGATCGTTTCCCAAATTTCCTAAAATAATTATACGATTAACCCCAGCCATTATTTAAATCTCCCATTGTCTAATCTTTGTCTTAGCGATTCTGATAACTCATCTTGATATCTATGCAATCTTGCGTGGCCAGCAACTGTAACCAAGGCTAAATTATCAATTGAGTTGTTTGTCACATCACCATCAATATGATGGACGTGTTCATCACGTTGAAGTTTTCTTCCTATTCGCTTCTCCATTACCAACCTGTGTACAAACTTTCCTTTATGCTCACCAAGCGTTATCCTTGGATATTTTTTAGATAAATCGACTCCAACAGCAGTGTTTTTGCTTGAGTTCTTTTTGCCTTTGGAAATATTTGCGCACCATTCAGGTGTGAATTTTCTCTGATAACCTTTCTTTATGCTCACTCTGCCTTTTTCAAAGGCATTACGAACACCATCGGCACGACTTCTTAATATTCCTGCTTTTAAAAAACGATTTCGTAGAGTAGATAATGGAATCCCTGTTTTTTCACTCACTTCTGGAATAGAGTAACCATCTAGATAAAGTTCAAATTCATCAATAATTACTTTATTTACTCCAGCCATTACATAGCCTCCTGAATAAGTTGTTGATAATAAGCTTGAGCTTTTGGAATGCGTTCTTTTATTCTTTC